GCTGTCACAGCATCACGCAAGGTGAGCTGGGTAGCGGAGTCGATTGAGCTTATGCGGGTAAGAAGGGGCGTTGTGTCAGTGTCGGCTATAAGCACATATTCGTTTGATTCAAAGACAGAGGTGTCGGAGACAGTTACGACCTTGGAGCCGGTAAGCGTGTTGGCGGTAAGGTTTTGGAGACGAGTGCCTAGGGATACAAGATTCTGACCCTGTTTGGTATAAGTGCCTTCAGGGTTTATGAAGGTGGCAAGACCGCCTGAGAACTTGGTGCGGCCGGCAGATACTGTGGCGGCACCGTAGAAGAGGTAATAGGTGTTGGATACCTTAACGACTGAGCCAGTTTGCAGGATAGTGTCATCAAACGCTCCGGCTGTGCCTACTGTCAATACCTGGCCAAACTTAGTCCAGCTAATGCCGTCAGCGGAGTAAGCATAGGCCAGGTTCTCAACGTCACTTGAGTTACGCCCCGCATACCACATCTTCCAGCGCTTGGCAGGGTTTGCCTCGTCAGCTTCATAGATGACGACGGGGAACATGGCACGGCGCTCATCAACTGTTCCAGCCGTACCGTTTGCAATAATGGGATTGGCAGAATACTTGGTGTAGGTCTGGCCGTAGTCCTTAGAGATGGCAAGGCCGATCTGAAAGCGATCGGTGGATTGACGCCAGCCTGCATAGTAGAGGTAATAGATGTTGTTTACGATGACGAGCCAGGGGTCTTTTACCACGTTGGCTTCCCAGGTGGCGGCTACAGGAATAAGAAGAGGGTTTGCTGTGTCTCTCTGCCAGTAGACACCATCTATGGAGTAGGCCTGGCCTATGGAATAAGAGATCCCTGAAGGACCGCCATTATAGAAGGCTTGATAGCCGGGGCGGATATTGCCTGAGACCTGTTCAACGGAAGAGAAAACATCGGTTGAAGATAATGCGCCTGATGTAATCGATGAGGGATAGTTCTGCCTGACACTCAAAGAAGCGCGTTTCCTTTCTCGTCGAAGCAGTTCTTATGGACGACTTCTATAACTTTCTCTCTGACGACAGCCCTCTCGACTTCAACGTCACGCACAATCGCATTGGTAACATTAATGTCGGTAACAATCGAGTTAAGAACCATCTTATCGATAATTATCGGGTTAATAATTTCTTGATCTTTCAGAATCGGATTAATGATCTGTCTATCAACCAGTGTAACCTTATCAAGCACGATTTCTCTGTCTCGGTAAATCGGACGCTCAACTTCCACATCCTTGTACCTCATGATCACTTCTTCTGTGATTTTGGGCACCTTGATTTCTTTGACACGCTCATCAATGGCAAGAGAGAGTTTGGAGTCAATTAGACTTGAGACTCTCTGAAGTACCTTCTCCGCAATATCCTCAGCAATCACATCGGCTATGGTGTCAAAGCCTGTTGGAAGCTTGATGGGCTCCTCGATAAATTTTGGGACTTTGACGACTATTTCCTCAAAAATTGGCGATCTAACTCTATACTCAGTTTCAATAACTTTGAGTCCTGCAACTATCTGGATTTCCTTAGTTTTCCCTTCTTGAGGGTTAAGTTGTTGCATGCTTTCTCTTTACTCGTACTCGTAAGTTACAGTTATTTCTGAGTCCGCTGAAACACGAAAGCATTTGAATAAAGCTAATTGTTGTTGCCCGCGTAATATCAAAATTCCTCCATCTGGAAGGACATGTCCAACAGTTGTGCTAGGCGTTGTTCCGTTGTAAGTCCAGCGAATTGGATTTCCATAATTAGTTAAGAAGGCTTCCTGCGCACCTCCGGACATTGAGCTATCTTTGTACAAAGCCGGTGAAAGCACCTGTACTGCGTTAGTTACAGTAAGTTGCTCCATAAACTTGCCGCAGCCAGCTCTTTGATTGACTACAACAGCCATTTTCTATGCCCCTTGACAACAATGTTTAAAGATGTTATTATTGAAAGTACCATGCCACATACGCCTAAAATGATTTACTGTGCTTTCTGCAACAAGCCTTTTATAACGACTAGACCAATTCAAAAATGCTGCTCTAGGCATTGCAGTTCTTTGAAGAAGATAGAGTCTAATTCTAAGGTAATATGCTCTGCTGATGGATGTGCAATCATATCCAAAAGAAGTAAATTTTGTCCTCTTCACAAGCAGAGACTTTACAAATACGGAAATGCTAATGCTCCTTATAAGATCGCAAAAAAAGGTTCTGGTCACGTTACAAAGGCTGGTTACAAGACGATTTGGGCTGATAATAGACCAATTCTTGAACATCGTTATATTATGCAAAAGTATCTTAATAGGAAGCTTCATAGAAGCGAATATGTGCATCATGTTAATGGAAACAAGTCTGACAACAGGCTTGAGAATCTTAAACTCACTATTGCTTCTCAACATGCAAGGGAGCATTTTAATAAAAGGATAAAAAATGAAAAAGGTCAGCTTGTTTAAGCTAGTATTTTTAGCAGTATTCATAATCATCACGCAGACCTCAGATAGGACGTATGCTGTGAGTGATGGAACCTCATCTGGTGTTGTGGTTGTAACATGATTAAGCTCATAAGGAAGGAGGTAACATGCTTGTATTAATCATCTCAGTTCTATTGATAATTGCAGGAATTAAGTTAATAAACATTTAACCGCCAAAAAACTTTTTGGCACCTCTGACTCCGCCCTCAAATAGACCTACGCCGCCTGTAGCAACACCTACCCAACCTGCAGCTCTTAGAAGTTGAATAGCAGACCTGTATCCGCCAATAGAATCTATGGTAGATTTTGGAAGTAATTCTCTGACAGTAGCTTGAACTTCCTTGTCTCCAAAGTTACGAGCCATATTGTCCAGCAATACACCAACCTTAAACTTTGACTTAACAGAATTGTACTTGTTAAGCATATCACTGTAAGTCTTGTTTATTTGTTCAAGCTGAGGAAACGCATCCAGTTGACTTTTCTTAATGTGGTCTGCAAAGTCTATCAAATCGACTTCATGGTCTGACCAGTTAGCAAATTTTCCTTTGGCGTAATTAGATTTGACCGATGGAATGTTCGCAATCGCTTGTTTCAATTCCCTTGTCTGGTTAAGAGTCATCTGTGAAGCTGTTGATGGATCTTTAATGAAACCGTCTATCACATCAGGCTTTATAGTAGAGCCTGACCTTTTAAGACCGGACTTGATGTCGGAAACTAGTCTCGTATTGTCTTTTGCCATAGCTTGAAGCTCTGTAAATGCATTTTCTCCGTTAACTACCTGTGTTGGATTTTTTGCTATCAAGTCTTCTAACTGAGTTTCAAACCTGGCTCCAATGGCTCTTTTAGAATCAAATAGTGAAGCTCTAACTTCCTTGGCAAGTTCAACGGATTTAAAAGCTACTTTGTTTATTGCCTGAGTTACCGGAACGGCAACTCCTCCAATTGCGGCTCCTACTCCTCCCTGCAATACTCTTTGCTTGATATCCATGAAGTTATCAGGGGCTTCTGTAAATCCTACAAACGCTCCCTCTGACACGCCTCTCATAAAATCTTTTGCCATTGTTTTACCTACTAGACCTGGAATGCTTTTAGAAATGGTAGAAGCAGCTTGAGTCGGAGCCACAAGACCTATTATTTTGCCAATATTCTCTGAAGTTTTATCTTCTGCTTCAGGATAAGATAGATTGCTTGATTCAAGAATTTTCTTAGTCATGGCTTTAGGAATCCCAAATGAAGCTGTTTGGCTGACTCCGTCAATCATTGTGCCTATGGTAGATTCCATATTGTTTGGCTTGGTTAAAGTGCCTTGGGTAAGTTGCTCGGCAATAACACTTGGTAGTGAATTTCCTGCCATAAAGGCCTTGCCGATGAACTGTCTTACTTTAGAAGCTCCTTCATCCAAAACTGTTTGAGTGGAGCTTTTAGCTGGTTTAGTTTCAGCTTTAGTTTCAGCTATAGGAGAATCACTAACAGCCAAATCAGAATATTGATTTGACGTATCAGGCACGGATAAATCTGCGTATGGATTATCTTCCACTACTTGAGACCTCTTTTTTTTGCTAGTGCAACCTTAGAAGGATGAACCTGAACTTTAGTGCCGTCAGGAGCTGTCATTGTAACCATACTGTCTTTTTGAGAGATGCTTTCTGATACAGAGCTCTTGTAGGGAGTCATGTTGAGATAGTTCTTAAAGCTGCTTACAGGAAGGTTATCAGATATTCTCTTCCTAGAGGTCTCCTCAAGATTGGAGTAGCTCTGGTTAATGAGGGAGCCTACTTTCTCATCTCTTAGAGATTCATTCTGAATCCCAAGCCTGTCAATGTTCTCCCTGAAGTATTTGAGAACAGATTGTGTGGAGCCTCCGATTTCTTTTGGGTCGGCACCAAGGTAGATTGCAAGGTTAGCCAAGGTCTCTTTGGCAGTAGTTTGTTTAAGCCCTGTGATAATGTTTTCTGCGACTTGTCCTTGGTTATTGGGAGATAGGAGAGATGCAAGGGACATTGCAAGTTCAAGATGAGCCGATGGAGGCACTTTGATTTCACCTGTCTTGGGATCAGTGTTCTGGTCTAGCAGGGTTCTAGCCTTTACGGCTAGGTCAACATTGCGATTGCTGATTCCAATGACTCCAGTTCCTTTCTCAAGCGGGGCATTTAAGTCGGCTTTAAGCCTTGTTTCAAGTCTGTCTTGTTCAAGGTCTCGTCTTAGAGACAGATTGCCTTGCTTGATTGCCAAGGCTTCTTCTGATTGAAACATATCAGGTGCGATCATCTTACCTACACCGAGAGCTTCGGTTGCACTGAAACCGACTTTACTAAGCTTATCAAACTTTTTACTCATGGCGTCTAGTTCTTCAGGACTTGTGCCCTGCTTAGCCGCATTTGCTAATATTCTTTGGTGAATCTCATCAAAGATAGCTCCTGATTGCCTTTGGTCATCATTCTTCTTGATTTTCTCTTTGATGGCTTCCAAGGCCGCGGCTTGCCCGCCTGGTAAGGCGGTTCTGAAGGCCTCATCAAATGATTTGCCAAAGCCCATTAGAGTGCTCCTTTCTGAGCCATCCAACTGAAGAATGGTTTGATGATGGCCTTTAAGATAGGCTTCGTACTGATGAAGTTTGCTATGGATTCACCGTACTTGATGTATAACAACCTGAGCCAGTCTGGGGCAGACATCAGAATGAACCTACGGGCATTATGAGTCCTGGGGTCATCCCAGCCATCGAAGACCGTGGCGGCAACCCAGCAGAAGAATGGAATAGCATTGCCTACTTTGGTGCCAAATGCACCTGAGGCACCCCCTGTGATACCGCCCAATATGGACCCGAAAGGATTTCCTGAGCTTGCGGCTTGAGAGCCAAAGATCGACCCTTGTGTATTAAATATGCTTGCATTGAAGGCATTGATTGAATGTTGGTTACTGAAGATGTCATTAGGAGACACATTCTGAACCAATTGACTTGTGCCGGTTTGACCTTGGACATTAGCTATGCCGCCGATGGGGACACGGCCTGCGGTTGATAACTGAACGTTAAGTCTTCTATCCTTCAGGCTCTGTTTTAGTTGCTGGAGCTGGACTGATTCGTCTATGCTTCCAAGAGGCGAGATTGCACCCAAGCCCCGCTCCGATTGGCCTGCTCTTACTTGTTCTAGGAGTCCCGGACTGAGAGCCTCAAATTCTGCCTGGTCATTGCCTCCAAGGTAATCGGCAAGGCCTTTTTGAGCGAGGCCTATCTCAGGATTTAAAGTATCTGAGATACGTTTGTACTGTGGAGCAAACCTTTCTTCGAGGTCTAGGGCGGCTTGGGCAAATTGCGGCCCATACTTCGATAGAGAATCAAGCTGCTCTTGGCTGAATTGACCGCCATATTGCCTCTGGGCTTCAAGGATTTTTGGAAGCGCGTCTATCTGGGCTTGGATTGCCTGGGCTGAGGTTTCAAGGTTTGATGGTGGTGCCGGAGGTGCGTTCGGGGGGTCTGGTGAGCCGCCTATGTTGGCATCTCCTTATTTAAAGGAGCATTATCAGATATCTGACTTTGCCACTTTGGTTTAAGATACTTTATTCCTAGATAATTACTAGACATCAGACACCTACCATTTTTTTAAAGTTTAATGTTGCAAATTCGCCATGCATTTTAATTGCCTCCAAATCATATGCTCTTGCTGCATTTATAAGACTGTTAAATGAACCAAGATAATATTCCTTATTATTATTTCTTATTTTTACCGACCAACTATTTCCTTTTCTAACAACTCCTCTATAACCACTTCTTGATTTTCTTCTTAAAGGTGTGTGAGCCATATTCTGACTTCCAGTACAAATTCTAAGATTTTTTATTCTGTTATCAAGACCATTTCTATTTATATGGTCAACTTGCATATGTCTAGGACAATCCATAACTAACCTATGAACATACACATTCTTTTTATTTATTGTAACTATTGAATATTTGATACCAACTTTAGAAGGAGCCAATGAACATATTTTTCTACCCAGAAGTTTTGGCAAACTTTTCCTATCTATTAATATTTTATCTCCCCTAGCTGATAAAACTTCCACAGTAATCTTCCTTTTTTATAAGTGCAATTATTTTTTCAAGACTATACAGTTTAGATAGTCTATCGTGATACTTGTGTCTTTCAAAGTATATCCATATGACGCCTTTGGATCTAAGCAGGGCTTGATGCATAAGGCTTCTGTAGATAGACCAGTCATTGTGATGGCTTGCATGGATCCATAGGTCGGAGATGAATAAGTACTCGCCACGGAATTTCTCAATGCCGGATTGACCGACTTGTTTAGAGGCGAGGTAAGCAATGACGCGGCCTGAGGAGTCCTTGACTGTGGTTATCATGTTAAAGAAAGATTGCCTGGTTAAGACCTGCACTGGCTTGGCCGTAGGGTGTGGTCTCAGGGGTGAAGGCTGTTGTCCAGCGGGCAACATTGCTTATTCTAATCTCATCTAACCATCCGTCAAAACAAAGCACACCGTTTCTTGCGCCACCTATTGCCCAACCATTTGTATCGGTAACGGAGGAACTATTAGAGCCTGAGCCTACAGACGTACCGTTCACATAGAAGTCACAGGCAGAGCCGTTTCTGACAAAGGCGATGTGATACCAAATGGCGGTACTTGGAGACCATGTAGCGTTAATAACAGTACTTCCCATGATAAAGAACTGAACGTTGCTGGATGAGTTCATGAGAAGGTCACAGTTATTCACAACTGAAGCATTGCGGTTTATGATGTATTTCTGGCTTATCGTATTGAATCTTACCCACATATCAATGGTGAAGCTGCCTGCGCCGAAATCATCAGCAGAGATGTGAGGTGCTGTAACAAAGGTTCCATTCACGCCGTCTACGAGATAACTTGCTGTGCCAAATTTCTGCTGTGCCGTGACAAGTTTTGCGCCTCCGTTTGCAGTCATGGTTCTTGCTTGAGAAGAAGAGTCTATGAAGGTGGTTGAGTTGTTTGTGCCGTCACAGTGAAGAAGGAGAAGTGTGTTGGCGTCATTTCCTCCGCCAGGCATCAGCTTGTCCTCAAGTATTTCAGAGCCAGCACGACTCTAGTTACAGTAGATGCAGAATCAACATTCACCCTCAGAGACTTCCCTGCGGCAATGGCGGCTGTCCAGCCGGTTAAGGTGGCGTCCTGTGCTTTGGTTGCGGATGAGAGTGTTGGCTTCGCGGATGCCGTGATGGTGTCGGCAACGGTTGGAGGATATGCACTGTACGTATCCACCCAAAGATCAAGCACAATGGAGCCGGACTGGTCTGCAAGCAGGGTGGATTCTGTGATGGTTAAGCCTACTGGAATATAAACATCAAGTTTAATGCCGGTTGTGATCGCAGACCCGCCACCATCTATGATGAGGTTTATGACGCCGGTAAGCGTCGTGATGTAACTGGCTAGTGGGATACCAGTTCCTGTTAAGGCAGACACATTGACCTTTGCGGCCGTTGAAATCGTTGCAAGCTTCGTATCTACGATTGCGGCAGAGGAGTTAATATCCGCGTTCACTATTCCGTTCGTTAGGGCGAGCTTTGAGTAGACAATGCCGGCAGAGGCTGAGATATTCACGTTCTCGATATTTCCGTTATAGTCCGTACAAAGTGGATCGACCTTTCCGTTTAGATTGGCTGCGTTTACTGTCTGGGGGTCAGCACCATAAGAGGGTAGGACTACAATAGCCATTTTAAGGAGTCTCCTGGGTGATATCGGATTGAAGCTGGTTAAGATTTGAAATGAGGGTTGTTCTCTGACGCTTTAAGTCGCTTAACTGCTTATTTAAGACGTCCACCTGTGATTGGATGACCGCGACCTTATTATCGAAAGAAGTCACATCACGCTGGATAAGATTGACCTGGGCATCTAAGACTGATAAAGAAAGGCTGGATAAAGGCACCTAAATCCTCCCTTCGTATGGCCGGGCATGAATTGTATATTCAAGGAAAGCCGGGACAGTGGATGAGATTGTGTTCTCGATCTTCACCCTTACCGTTTTCCCGCGGCCTTTAAACTTCGTCCTAAAGTTAGAGGCTCTGATTTGGTTCCCGCCTGTTGTGGCGGGGGTCGTAAACGGGGTTTGCAAGGCTCCCGATAAGACAGAAGTCCCAAAGCTTGAGAAGCCCTGACGATCTATATCGATTGAATAGTTGTAGGTGGCGTCTGAGCCAGTCTCAGCCACCATCTCGACCGGGTCAAAAACCTTTTCAAAGAATTGATCCTTGAAGTCATGTTGGCGGGAGATGATTGTTTGAACGATTGTGGTTCCGTTGTCTGTCTCGCCGAATAGGATTTTATAGCAAAGAGAATCGGCTAAGGATGAGCCTCCCACAATAGTTCTCGTATTGTCCCCGAACCCGAAAGATGTAAACGAGGAGAGATTCCAGGTGTTAATAGGTATCGAGGTCCAAGCGGAGCTGGGGTCACCGTTTCTTTCGGCTGCGACAGAATCCCAGATCACAAACCGGTTAGGGATGGTAGATGTCCCTACAGGAACACCCAGGATATATAGACCGTTCTCAAACCAGCCCACCGACTCTTGAATGGCGTCCTGATTGATATCATCCATAATGTCTTGGATGGGTTCAGATATGACACCAAGGCTGATCTTATCAAAGGTCGTGCGGGAGAGGAGCCTGACACTGTTGTCGTTGGCTAAGAATATCTGGTCATTTCCAATGTCGGCTACCGTGCGCCCGGCAGTGCAGCCGATTGAGGTTGCAAGAGGCTGGACTGTCCAATCGGTTAAGGGTGTAGCGCCGGTCATATTGAGAACAAAGATTGAGTCGTTCTTATAGATAATGAGCTCTGAGTTCTTAAACATCTTAAGCCAGGTGACTTTGCCTCCGTTACCGGAGCGGACTTTAAAGAGGTTTAGGGTCCTGTCCCAGGTCTGGGGGGCTAAAGTGTTGGAGAAGTAAACATAATCCCTTAGAGATTGAGTGAGGCTTCCCGCCGCAAACATCCGGTTATTGGCGGCCCATTCAGCAAATAAAGTGCGAGGAAAGCTCGTATTCGTATTGGCTTCGTCTGTCACGGCGAAGGAGGTGTCGATAGAGAACACATTATCTGTGCCGTTTAAGATGAATGTGCGGTCCAGGGCCTGGACAAAGTTTGTGGTGAGACCTGTTGTTAAGGTTGTAAGGCCGGTAATGTCGGTCCAATCGGTAAAGCCAGGGTTTAAACGTTGGATCTTTGTCAGGCGGGCTCTTAAGACTGTGTCTAGTGTAGAACCAGCGGAGAAGTGATGGAGACCTAAGATTTTGTTGGAGGTTCCGTTTGAAGTGCCGAGGAGTGTGAGACCTCCCCGCTGGGTGACTTTTCCTCGGCGGGTAATGATGCAGTTCTCTAGTAGCTCGGCTTGGTTTTCTTTGACAGAGGCGGGTTCAACGCCTGAGTTCTGGCCTCCTGAGAAGTCAGTGCAGCGTTCCTTGATGCGTTTGGAGGAGAGAATAGGCATTAGTAGCTACTCCCTAAGTCATAAAGGTTTCTCTGGGAATATGCTTTAGGATCTCCGTCGTCTGGGACAATCTGTGTGATTAAGTTTCTGGGGCGTCTTGAGTACCAAAGCTCAGTCACACTTTGTGTAAACTTCTTCTCCTGGGCAATGGCGGAGTTTTCCTGTCCGTCTTCCCAAAGAGCGTCTGAGACAACACCTTCAATAATTTCGTTGGCACATGGAATTATCGGAGCGTCATTGTCGTTGGAGAGGGGAAGCCAGCGCTTCTTGTACCAAACTTGGGCTGTGCAGTTAGAAGAAGGGGTGGTGGATAGCCTTATCCACTTAAAGTATGGCGCTCTCTCGGTAGGGGAGAGCCTAGAGATAATATTTGCAGATGTTGTTTTTTCTCTGACGGTAACAATTCCTGCTAGATCCATTAAGATACCGCTTGATGTGCCGGATGTGATGACTAGCTCTGAACCCGCGTCATAGGTGTTGGTTGAGTCGACTGCTGTGACTCCGGTCAAGGTCTTTGATTCAGATAAAGGCATGCCGTTTACCTCACCTGTGATTCTGATAACCATAGGACTGATGTCGGAAGCGGAAGTGGAGAGGACTTGGACTTTATCGGCTATGGACATTAAAGCAGAACAGGACTTAGAGCCAATATCGATGTAGTTATCGGGATTCCCGGTCTGGACGTTCCCTAAGACTTCAAGGGTGACGGCGTTAAAGCGGATATGGTCGCGGATATCAAGTGCTGTGATCTCCTGCCCGTGAGTTTGATCCCAGATCTTGATTATCTGTTCAAGGTCATATCGGAGAGCGTAATCTCTGATGCCTGAGAGAATGGATAGGCTATAGCTTCTATTCAGCTCATCCCAGGGGAAGCTCCTTAGGATTCTGTCATAGCGGGTACGGCACCAGTCTTTGACCTTGGGGAGGAGGTCGTTGGCGTTTGTTGTGGAGGTAGATGTGTTTTGCACAAGCGCCATCGCACGGACTTGAATTCTCTTGAATGTATCGTTTTGCATTAGTTTCTATCCATGTTGTAAAGTTTCCCAACTTCATTTGCAGTAAGCTGGCGGTCAAATAGTCTGACTCCGGTCATTGAGAAAGCTCCAAACCCGGCCCCAATTGCCCCCAGAGCGGCCGCTGAACACGTTACTGCGGTGGCTGATGTGACGGCTACATAAGCCCAACTTCCGGCGCCAAGAGTTGCTCCTAGAACGCCATTCACATAAACAGTCGGTGAGGTCCAAGATGTCGCGGCGATAGTACCGGACGTAATCTGAAGTGCCTGAGTTCCATTTAAATCAATCCATTCTTCTGTGGTTGTGTCCGTATTCACCCAAAAAGAGAGTGCGTAAATACTTCCAAGACTTCCAAGTGTAATCTTCGAGTTGGAACCGTTAAAAACCATCGCAGTGCCTGATTTCGTGTTTGCACCACGGGTCATATTGGATGGCGTATAAGATACTTTTGTGAGTCGATCTGTGAACTTTCCATCTTTCCCATCAAGTGCATCCAGCCAAGCAATAGTTCCACGGTTTACAGCACTGCGAGAGTTTCCAATATCTACATTTGAGAATTTCCATCCGGAGTTACCGGAAACATTGATTGAATTTCCTCCGGCATAAAACGTCCCGGTGGCGGCTGAATCCTGAAGAGAAAGGAATCCACATTCAACCATACCAACTGATTTTGATAGAGTTGCGGCACTGCCGGCAGATGAGGAATTTATTGTGATTAGATTATTTCCATTTCCAAAGTTATCACCTCCGGTGCCGGTTAATGTCGTAGTCACACCGGCAGGGAATGTTAGCGTCTTAGTTCCGCCGGATATTTTTGGGAGGGTTAAGAATGTATTGGCTCCTGTGAAAATTACAGGTCCACTTCCACCGCCGGTAATATTAATTGTGTTGAATGTTTGAGCGCCACCGGCGAATGTCTTTGATGAGGCAGACACATCTGAGATAACGATCTGGGACGTGCCTTTGTCAAAGGAAAGCAGGGTTTGTGTGGCAAATGTGAATATCGTTCCAACCCCTTTCAGTGTGAGTGTACTATTGCCAAGCTTCAGTGTCCTGGCGTTTGCGTTTGATGACGCAAATAGTCCGATGGAGTGAGATAGATTAGAATTGTCAGATGCGCCGTCCATTTGGAGTGTGCCGGCAGTCAATGTGACGGTGGCTCCTGCTCCGGTGGTAAGAGAGTCAATGAAAGCCCACTTGCCGGCCGCTCCGTTAAAAGTAATGTTACCGAATGTCTTTGTGGCAGTGGTTATGCTTTGCTGTTCTGTTGCAGTTGAGACAAACGATACTGCTGATGTTGCAGCATCTCCAAGGTTGTAGGTCATGCCGGAGGCCATCTTTAAGGCCACGCCGGCAAGCCCGGCTGTTGCGTCACCAATTGTGAGGGTTACACCTGCTGTGTGTGAGACTGTGCCGGCAAAACCGGTAAAATCAAGACTGCGACAAACCGAACCGGTATCGATTGTAATACTGGTAGTGCCAATTCCGACTTGAGCATCATCGGCGGCTGTTGGGGCAACACCGCCGACCCAAGAAGTTCCGGCAGAGAAATTCCCTGCAGCTCCATTATTCGCTATTCTTGTAGCCAATAGATTTCCTTATGCGGCCTGAGCGACTGCCACTGTTCCAGAAAGACCGAAGGGAATACTCATTGCATGGCCAAACTGGTCTTCTAGGATCATTGTGATAGTTCCGGCTGCACCAAAGTCTGAGTCGGATGGGGTGATTCGAGCAACCCTCCAGATCTGCTCGGTGCCGGAGGTTGGGTCATTAGTCCTAAATTCTCCGGAGACGGAGTAGAAGGCGGAGCCCTGGCCGGCGTCTGTTAAGGGGCCTACAGTCCGGTTTTCATTTCCTGGGGAAGCACTAACAGAGGGTCTGAAGCGGACAAGGAGACCGTCTGTTGTGGTCATGGTGAGGGAGGTTTTAAAGGAGTACCTCACATCGGTTGTGGAGTTGTCATCGATGGAAAGAGTGATTGTTTGAGAGGTATTGACGGTGTGTTCGATGCCGGTGGAATCTATGTACTTAAATTGTCCGGCGGTGAAAGTCAGGACGGATGCAACAGCGGCCATAAGAGACTCCTAGAAACTCGGTTGGCCTAGTTTTCTAGGTGAGGGTTTAAAAGAACTTTTTCTGCCAGATTCCGTGGAAGTCGTCTTGGACAGGGAATCTATACTCGTAGTTGGACCTACACATGATGGTGTTAAATCCGAGAGATTCCATGTGTTTTGAAATTGAACGCTTATTCCACATGATGAAATTGGTGTCATGCTTCCAGTGCATGAAGCAAGAAGATGAACGGGTATTGATGAAGTCGGTATCAACGTCCGATATGAATAGAATACCATCATCTGCAAGCAACTTCTTACAAAGCTCCAAACTTCCGACTGGATTTAAGAAACATTTAAGCGTGTGATACATCCAAATGAGGGAGTACTTCATGTTCTCAGGAAACTGGTGGGTCTCGAAGTCGGAGGCGATAATGTTGCCGACAGAGGTGAATGAGGTGTTCTTGTCGATGATGGTGGGGACCCAGCCGCGTTCAAAGAAGGCTTCTTCCTGATAGGTGTTGGGACGCCCTACGATGAGGACACGCCTGCCGTAGATTAGCTCCTCAATGAGGGGGGAGTAAATTAAGACAGGGTAGCGGTAGGTGGCTTCTATCTTCTTGTCGTATTTTGAGTGGAGGAGCCAATAGTTCTGGTCATAAACCTTAGTGGGTCTTTGAGAGTTGAAGACGATGCCGCATGAGCAGGAAAACCATTTAGAGGTCTTCCCGTCTTTAGCATTCTTCATGAAATAGACGTGACAGACATAGGCAGAGCAGACGGGGCAGTTGGTGACCTTGAGTTCTGGTTGAGCTAGAGGACTAGCTTCCCTTTTTAGATTTAAGATGGTAGACCTCCTTGAAGCGGGTATAGACCTTATCCATAGGAATCCCGTCTGCCATACAAATGGAGCTATTTGTGACAGGGTTTAAGGGGCACTGGAGCTTCATATCGTAGATGAGGAAAAGACAAGGCGCGCATGGGGCGAGGACTGAGTCAGTTTCGATGGAGTAGTCATTAAGGAAGTGTTTTGTGATGCACTCACGAGTATTATGGCCCAAGAGACAGATAAGAGTGGTTCCATGGGCGCCCGTCGCGTGGGCAATGCCTGTGTCTGGTGCAATGACGAGATCGACAAGCTTTGTTAAGGCCATCGACTGACGCATAGGAATATTGCCAGATAGCTTTGTAATGTTTCCTTCCATCGCGTCTTCTAATATCTGACACTTTACGTCTCCCACCGTGATGATGTGGACATCGGGGTAATCCTTACTGATTTGGTTACATAAGTCCATCATCCATGGGTAGCACTTGTTGGATCCTGAACCGGCGAGGCCGACTAGTATGTTAAAGGAGCCTGATTTAAGATGTCTCCTTGCATCGTCTAGTTCATGTTCTGAGAAGAACAGCTCTGGAGTGAGGTTTACACCTTTCCAGTCTTCACCAATGTGTTCAAAGGAATACTCGTAGAAGTTACGGTTAAAGCGGGCGATTCTCTCCTGCTTGGGGAGCTTATAATTGGGTCCTCTGGGATGCTGGCTTAATGCAACCTCAATGGACTCTGAGAAGTCGATTACTCGCTCACAGTGATTCTTTCTCTGTAGCCACCCGATGTGTTCGGCCAGATGCTCTACTTTAATGTTCTCATCATGCTGGATGAGTTTATGGATGTGGGGATTATTCTTAAAAACTTCCATTCCGCGTTTTGAGGTGACGACATAGAGTTCGTGGCCTTGGAACTTAAGATATCGAAGGACTGGGGTTATAACCAGGCAGTCGCCAAAAGCGGCCGATCTAAATATAAGAATCTTCATTTCTCATATACACTGAAGGAGAACCTGCCCCAGGTTTTAGCTTCGCCGTCCAAAGGCATCTGTTTCATGAGCTCTGCGTATTGGAGGCCTGCCAGCTTCTCTAAAAACTTCTTTTGGTCTGATTCTGCCGTGACGCCGGAAGCCGATGTAGTGACGCTCAGATGATGGATTACGCGGCTTCTTGCAACCATCATCACTTTCCACCCGTTCATTTTGGCCCGGATGCAGTAGTCAGAGTCAGAGCAGAAGTTTCTGAAACGTTTATCAAGGAGACCTATTTCCCTGACCATACTCATGCGGAGGAGTCCTGAGGCAAGCGGTATCCAGTTGACCTCGATGGGGATGTCGGGAAGCGACTTCTCATCGGTGAAATATTGGAAGCCGCGTATCAAATCAGCTCCGCAAAGTTCCATGTTCTGAGGGAGTCTGTCGGGGTGTACACGGATGGATGCGGCGATACCGATGGAGGGGTCGGATGACATGACTTGGACGAGTTCGTAGAGAAAGCCAGGTTGGGCAATTGTGTCGTTATTCAGGAGAAGAACATAATCGAATCTATCTTGACCCCAGAGGATGCCCTGGTTTGAGGCGTTCGTGAAGCCGGAGTTTGAGTCTAAGCGCAGCACATTGACCTTGGGGTTCAGGTAAGGAATCTCAGAGCCGTCATCGACTACTAGTATCTCAATGGGTTCTCCAGTTCCATAATTCTTAACTACTGAGTCTATGCAGGCATCCGTGTAAGAGGCCTTACCGAACATGGGAATGACGATGAAGATGTTATTCAAAGAGGCTTTTTTAAGGTGATGTGGTAGCACTCAGGGGTCTCTGAGGCAACGTCCATATCGCGAACTTTAGAGACAAGCTCGAATCCTTGTTCCTTACAAGCATCAGCAAAGGAGTCCATGTCCCAGAGAATATAGTTCACTCTGGGGTTAAAGCCGGTGTATTCGTGAGGACGAGACCAGATCACAAAGTAAGGATCTCGCATAGTGATCTTAATAACACTCTCAGGCGTTGACTGGTTAAAGATGTCTTCCAACTTCTTAAGTGGATACTTCTCTGAGTTAAGACTGGCACAAGGCCTTGTCACATTCTGCCACTTCGTGAAGAAGATGTTACGGCAGTTGCAGAAGGAGTAACCCATGTCAGGATACAGCATGCTTCTAGTAGTCTCAGGGTCCACGTAGAGGCCCCTTATCATCATGCGCTGGACGTGCCCGCAAAGAGGGCATTCCTGCATGAAGAAAGGGTCAACAGGTGGGAGAGTTTTTGCTACACTCAAGAGCTTCTTGAGCCTTTTTGACAATGTCATCGATGTTAAACCATACGCATGAGGGCATCTTATTCAGAGTTGGACAGCCCCAGTATTCACGAGGGTTCTTGTGACAGGGGGAGCAGGAAACAGGGGACTGCAAATAATAGGCGTTTTCAGCGCCTAGAACGTGATTGGCCGGACTCGCGGCGGTTAAGAGCTGTAAGCAAGGGGCATTCCAAGAGTGGGCTATGAGGGGCAGGCCTGACTCGACACTTATTGTGAGGTCTAGATACTTTGTCATTAAGGCGACACTTCTTATGTTTCTTTTGCCGACCCATGAGATGATTCGGTCTCCGGTGAATACTTGCTCTTTGCAATGCTCGTCTCCTGTCAGGAATATGATCGCCTGAGGATAGCGAGTAAGAATCTTCTCTGCCACACCTTCGGCTTGCATGAACTTTTTGTGGAGTGATGTTCCAGACAGATTAATGAGAATAAGATGGGATGCCTTATATTTCTCGCGAGTCTTAAGAGCTTCCTCACGAGCTGCTCGATGGTCTTCCTCTGCATAATAAAGTCCTCCTCGCTCTCCAAGATACTTGTCAGGCAAGTTGCAAGCCTTCGTCATCACGTCATAATAGCTTATCTTTCCGAAGGAATTTCTGCGGTAATCAGTGCTACGGTAATACCTCGAATCATTCTCGTTCAAGCAGTAGGCTAGCTCAATAGTGTATATGAGATTGAAGGATAAATCATAGGTCTCCTCGCACCAGTCCCAGTTCTTACGCAGACGGTTATCTGTCAGCTTTGTGTGATCGATGTAGATCAGGTTATCGATGAATGGGTTATTCTGGAGGATCTGGATGCCCTGGTAGTTTGTCTCAAAGTCTATGCGGTCTACTGAGTAGTGGTCTTTAATGAGGCGGGGAAGGTGGCTGGCAAAAAGGAGGTCCCCGAGGCCCCCGAATCTCGATATAAATGCTGTCTTCAAATGACCCTGACCTCAGGGATGGGAAGGATATATTTACAGTTTAGATGCTGTGTCTTTCTTATTAGCTCCTCTTTAAAATTCCAGGCCAGAAGAAGGATGTAATCGGGACTGTCTTTCTCGAACCGGCTGAAGTCCACTATTGGAATAAGAGAGCCTGGAGTCCATTTATTCTGCTTCTCCGGGGTGTCATCCACGATGGAGTCAATGAGGGTATTATCTACGTGACAGTAGTTAAGAAGGCTTATCCCCTTGGCTGAGGCGCCGTAGCCCATCACTTTGGAGCCAAGGTTATAAAGCTCACCCAGGGTGTGAGAGAGGTGAGTTCTTACCGAGTCAACTCGAGAACCGAAGGACAGGTAATAATCTTCTGAGTAGAGCCCACGGGATGCCTCAATATCAAGGAACCTGTTAACGGAGCTTTTAACCGGATAAAAGTCTTTTGATGCATAAATTCTTAAAGACCCGCCATGGATATCCAGCTCCTCTACATCGAATATGGAAAGGTTATGAGCCCGAAATAGACCAATGAGAGGGGCCAGGAGAAAGTAGGACAGATGCTCATGATAGATCGTGTCAAACTGGTTATGAGTGAATAGATCCCACAGGTAAGGAAACTCTGCAACAAAGACTCCATCTTTTTTTAAAGATATCTCGACGCCGCTTAAGAAGTCGTCCAGGTCATGCACGTGGGCAAGGACATTTGTGGCGATAATGAAGCCTGCGTTGTTGGCCTTGTAGACATATTCCTTTGCAATGGTGAGAGACCAGAAGGCTTTCAATACCGGGATTGCATAAGGTTTATTGTTGTCACTTAGATAGTCTTTATAGCCATAAGGTTCTGAAGCTAAGTTTGAGGCCGGTTCTATGCCAAGGAAATGCGAGAAGCCTGCTTTCTGAAACTCTCTTAGAAGACAGCCATCGTTTGAAGCGATATCAACGATGAGGGTATGTTTCTGTGGCATAAATGTGTCTCTCAGTTTAATGGCAAGGCTATAGCAGTGTTTCTTAAAAGTTTCTGAGACCGATGAGTGGTAGAGATAGTGAGAATAAAGAAGTGAGGGGTCAACAACAATGGATAGTTGGGATAAGTAGCAAGTTTGGCAAAAAAGCATGCTGACGGGATACTTTTCAGCCTTGAGTGATGGGTGATCTAGGAGGTTGTTAGAAAGGGGGGCAAAGCCTAGATCGAGGTATTTAAAAAGCTCTTTTGACTTGCAGATCCGGCATGAGGTGAGGGTCTTATAATCCAAACTGTCTCCTTTTTGGAGGAAAAAACGCCGAAGGAGAATTAATACTCTCCTCCGGCGTAATTTTGACTGCCTTAGTTATCCGCTGCCTGAAATGCTTCCCGGTAGGAGACAACTGTCTGTACTGTGAAAGACGCCGCTGTAGACAGGATTGAGTAGAGGTTTAAGGAACCCCCTGTCGGAATCGTTGTCTCGGTGGCAACACTTCCCGATACCACTGCCCCCGCCGCATGAGTGCCGACAAAGATGATGGTGCCTAATGCCACGGTGCCAAGCGAGCTTGTGGCCGCTAAGACCCACTGACTTGAACCGCCTGTGCCGAGGGTCGTGTTTGACATTGCCCAGTCAACAATCGTGATGGGATTCATCGCGACGAAACTGTCTACAATGCCTGTGGCACGAGTGCCTGCCGTAACCACTCCGAAGGTCAAGCTCTTTATTGACCCGTAAGATTGGTCGGAATAACTTCTGCCGCCTTTTGAACCAGTAGCCATAGTGTTATCCTCCTTTCTTAGAGTGAGTTAACGGTTATGATGCGGGTTTGACCATCATCTGAGAAGTCCCAGACCTGCTGGAACCCAAGGAGGGCGTACCAGGCGATGCCCTGGTCGCGGCCATAGTCGGTTGGGATACCGACGCGAATCTCCTCAGGAATTGCAACGCCCTCTCTCACCGCATCTGCTCCGAAGAAGCAGGCCTCACCATAGAGACCATTGGAACCATCGGTGTTACCGAGGAAGTTTGTTTCTTCTATAAAGCGAGTCCCGTAGTAACGTCCGACTTCCCCGATGTAGAGGGGGTCCATTGTCGTTAGTTGGGCTTTGGCTTCAAAGAAGTCGTAAAGACCTCGGATGGAGTTGGTGGACGCCATAGAAACATACATATCATCGTTAGACCGTCTCGGAATAAATAGCTTCTTCATCTGGTCTACGATGTCACGCACGTTCTTGTCAGACATATTGGCACCAGCGGTTGCAGCAGCAGTACCCGCGGTTCCAAAGGTCGTTGTGGCGGTGTTGGTGATTGTGGCGATGTAGTCGTTCACCATGAACGCTGTGGCGGCCGCACTGTCTAGTACCACTTTCATATCGTTCATGAGGACTGTGCGGATTGTTTCAGGAACCTGGATATCGGACAAGGACTTTAGCTTCTGAGTGTAGGGGATTGAGTTCCCGAACTCAGTCATCGTTAAAGTGCCTTGCGTGATTGTGTAGTTCCTCTTGGGGATGGTATCTGTCTCAGTCAAAGTCCCGCCCGCAGTTGAGATGTTCGAGACTTTATCGAAGAACACCTTGTTACCACGGTTGGTTCCCGCTGCAGCCTCCATGTCCACAAATTGGCGAAACTTCTGCATGGACTGGGCTTTGTAGCGGACTTCTTTGGACAGGGTGTTATTGGTAAAGTAGCCACCAAGGGAATTGGTAGCAAATACCTGTTGACCCATGTTTACTCCAAACTTTCTATCTGGAGGAAGGTTTGCGAGAGTTTCGCAGTTGGTTCCTAAGTTTGATTTCTTCTCTTACCTTTTCGGCATCAGAGAGGAGATTGGAGCCGGTCGAAGTCACGTCTTCAATTTCTGTGGCGTCGGGTTCAGCCAGAGATCGTTTATTGCGTCTCATGGCTTCCAGTCCATCGTCCTTGGGAGTCTTTATAATTCCTTGTTGATGAAGTTCACGATAAGCATCGGCAGTAGCTCTCCTGAGTGCCGTAGGGCGGTCAGGATCGTTATAGTAGAGTTTATGGAGCTCCGGATCGTTATAGAGCGCCATCGCAACCTGGAAGAGTTTGCCTTTTTGGTTGGCTAAGGTAAGGTCGTGTGACATGTCAACCTCACCTTTGTCGTTATAGGCGATGTAGTCCTTGGCCAGGTCAAGAAGGGCGTCGTTTTCACGGCGTGAGCGGTCTTCTGCTTCCCTCTTTATGTTGGCCTGCCGATCTTCCACCTCTTTAATTGCAGCTTCTTTTTCAAGCTTGATAAGGTAGCGAGTTGCGGCAATCTCTTCTTTCTTGTTGCCTTCCTCGGCCATCTTTAGGATGTAGGCCTCGACCTGTTCTATGGTCGGAGGGGTGTCATCCTTCTTATCGGAGGCAGGGGTAGCTTCAGGCTTTTGAGACTTAAGCCTTTGGATCTCGGCTCTCGCCTCGGCTAATTCATCTTCCCGGGTCTTCTTCTGGGCCACAACCTGATTGATGCGTTTCTGCACGGAGGCTTTGATCCGGTCGACTTCAGAGAGTGAAGCATCAAGTTTTTTGCCTTCACTATCAAGCTTCTTCTCTTCAGTCTTTACTTCAAGTTTCTCTTCCGGAGCAGTCTCTTTTTCAGGAACAAGCTCGTTCTGGGTTATGACCTCTTCTTCTACTTTCTGACGAGGATTATCAATGAGCGATTCATCGGCAGAGACTTCAGGTTTATCGGGCGTCTCAGCGGCCTTTGGTTCTTCGGTCATCACGACTCCCAAGGAATTTTTAGTCTTCCAAGAAGACTTTAAAGCTCACACCGGTTTAAAGACTCTAGGTGAGAAGGTCTGTACTAGAATTATTGTATCAGAGGCTCCAAACTTTAGGGCGATGTGGAAAGCTCGGAAGAGACTTTTACGTCACCAATGAAGTTTCCGGCAGACTCAACTTTTATGGATTCAACGCGGTTAATGTTTGTGATCTTGCCGTTCATGAAATTGATCTGGAGGTGACCGTAGCGCTTATCTTCCATCCAGCGGATGATCTCAAGGGTTAAGCGCTCTGGGATCTTACTCAAAGAGTTTCAAGGTCCTTCCTGAACTCATGGGTGAATTCTTTGAGGCCCGAAGTTCCGAATTCTTTCTGGATGCGTTTTACCATCGCGATCTTACGGTTAGTGGAATAGACGTTGGGCTCTTTCCTCTCACGCTTCATAATCTTTCTGGCAAACTCATATTCAGAGGTTTTATGACTCATACAACATCCTTGAATATTTCAGCGGCCTTGTGAGAGCCCATATCGATGGCCTCCTGCATCATGTTGCGTTCACGGTAGGGAGGCTTGGTGTTTACGGAAAGAGGCTTCTTTGATAGAGCTGTCTCTATTTTCTTAAGCTTTGCGGCATCTTTCATGGCATCAATGATCTTATTCACATTCAGTTTAGTTGTCACTAGTCTCATCCTCCATGAAGGGGTTATAAATGGGAGCAGTCTTCTCAGACTCTTCTTGTTTTTTAGCTTGAGTCAGTTTATTCCGGGCCACCACAAAGTCGTCCAAGTAATTGTGGAAGTCCATCAAAGCCTTCTGGTAGCCTGCCAGGAAACTTCCCCTGTTTGATTCGGTCCTCGTTAGGTCTCCATGTTGATATCGTCCGTTTGTAAGGCGCCCTGAAACAGAGGCGATACCTTCTTCGATAAGAGGCTCTAAGATCTCCTTCCATACGGGGGAGGAGAATAGAGCTGAGACTAAGTCCCCGTTTTCCCTGATAAGGGCGTCTACAGACTTAAGAGGCTTATCCTCGGACTTAAACGGCTTGTTTAACTTTAGCGGCCCTTGGGTCGCCGAGGGAACCTTGGCTACCTTGGGCGTTTTGCGTTTTGATGCCATTTTTCATCTGTTCGGATTGGATGTGAATAGAGGCGTGTTTATTCATGAGATTGGCAAAGCCTGGGTTCTTCATGGCTTCAGAGCCTTGAGGGGAGTGAGCCCATTCCTCGATGACTTGTAGGTGAATAGCGTCGTTGTCGTCGGGAGATACTGGCACATCAAAGCCGTTTAACATACGGACGATCTCTGATTGCTGTTCTTCAAGCTCAGATAGCTGAACGTCCTCTGGGGTTGTAATAAACTTGGACGTCTGGTCTACATCGGGATCCATGTCGATTAAGTTCTGCAGCATGTTGAATATGTTGGTTGGGGTCACGACTCCTACCGGCTGGCCGTACTGCATGATGGTTTGCATTCGCTGGATGGCTCGGGCCTGCTGCATTTGGGAGTCGGTGGCGTCTAAGGAGCCTGACCAGGAAACGATTGTTTTTACCAGGAAGTCTTCCGGCCTGAGTAATACACCGGCCACCTTCATGGGGCGGTCAACGGCCTGTTTTAAGATAAGATACATGTGCTGGGCTACTTCTGACAGAGTATCTAAGAAGAGAGCAATATCCATGTTGACTTGTCTTGTGGAGGCCTGATTGATTGCCTGGATTTCAGTTGCGGTGCGAGCTGAGCCTTGGTTGACGGCATTGCGCTGTGAGAAGTCTGTGATGGAGAGGTATTCTTCTGCGTAGGCTTTGGCTTGTTGCTCAAGGCGCTCGGATGAGACATCGGTTGTGATACCTTTATTCAGCATCTCGATCTCGCCGGGTTCTCCCTGGATGACTTGGCCGGGACGCATGCGGATCTCGTCTCCCGCCATGCCGAGCTGCTTTGAGACCCTCCACATGGGAGCATTATTCAGCTCATCCCGGATGAGCCTTGCGTTATACATCTTCTCAATGGTCTGGTGGAGCCCTCTGATCTTCTCAGGCACACCGCGGCTTGAGTACCAGCGGGTATTCTTCACTTCATAGTCGTGCTTCACATAAGTCCACATTCCGTGGTCATAGGGAAACTCCAGCTCCTGCAACACTCTTAAGTCATGAATGGGGGTCTCATTCTTGTCAGGAGTATGACCGCCTTCCTCGATCCAGGTAAAGACCCACTTTGTATTGTCATACCAGGTCTGGGATTCCCTGACATTGAATAGACCGGACTTTGTGTCCATTGTGGAGAGGCCTTCTGATACCGCCCAGGAGGTGTTTGTCAGACCGTCATCTGTCACACCTCCCTCGGGATCTAAGGAATCTACAGTCTTCTTGTCATATATACCCTTATCGGCCTTATCTCTTAATTCCTGGTAGGTCATCCACATGTCGTGGGTGATGCGGGGCAGGCGTTGGGTTTCGGTGCCTGAGGACGGCACGATAATCCGGAGGCCACGCTCTGGGATAACGGTGGGTTCGGAATAGATCTCCTTCTTTGTGAATGTAAGGACCTTCTTACCGGACCTGAATTGTTCAATAGCCTTATCTATCTCACGGAGGTCATCTTTGTCCTCAATATCCATCTCCTCACGCTGTGCTAGGACCTGGCGTAATTCCTCTTTCTTTAGGGTCTTTAAGAGTTTCAGGTCCTCAATAGAGAAGTTATCCTCGATGTTTATCTTCCGGTTTATGGTCTTTGAGAAGAATTTCTCTATGATCTTAAATACCGCGTGGCCGTTCTCCAGGAAGTAGTCGACAAATAGCGTAACTTTCTTGGCCCAGCCGAAGTCCCGTTTCTTGACAAGATTGTTTAGTGCCTGCTCAATTTTATTGGCACTCATCTTCGTTTCAGGAGTCTTTACTTCTCCGTCATCTAAGGTCACAACGATCTGTTTTTTCATCAAGGTCGCGACAGACACGAACATGGATTTAAGCTTCACGATAAATTTGTCTGTGATGGGGATGGGTACTTCAGAGGCACCAGGATATGGGCGGTTTGTGCGGCGCTTTAAGCCAAGCCTTGCGTTATAGGCTACGACTTGTTTATCTTTCCAGACCTGGCGGTCTTGGTCGTCCTGCCTTACTTTTTGGGCAAGTTTCCTGATGAAAGCGTATCGCTCAGAGTCATGAAGAGAGAGCTTTTCTGTCTTCTCTTGCGGATCAATTTCAGTTGGCAATCTTATTGTCCTGTTTAGTGGGCATATTTATGTCCGGCAGCATCTTGCTCGATACTTCTTATGTAGGAGATGTGAGAGTGGATTATTCGCTTAAGGAATACTTTATCGATCATGAGAGTGACTGAGGTTCCTTTTTGTCTGTCGACTAATTCAATTATACTACAGGCTGTATCCACCTCCTGACGGTAATCATCAAAGAAGGGGTCTTGCATGTGAGAGCCTATGATATCAGAATGTTTCTTATTCAGAGCTGATCCCCCCAGTCGCCATATTCCTCGCCGGACCTGACTTCATCAAAGTGAACAACTGAGCGGTAGCCTTCCTGCTGCTTGACTTCCTTTAAAGAGTGGGTGTATCGGAGGCCTTCTACCGCCAGGACCCATGAGTCAGCACGGTCTGGGGAGGAGCCGATAAGAGGCTTTATCTCTTCTTTAGATGAGATGTAGATCCTGCCGTTATCCTTCTTATACTTCGTGGCATTAAGCTGCTTCATCAAGGTATAGTCATCATCTACCTGGATAAGGCCTGCTTTCATTTGCACACTGGCCTTGTGATAGACCTCATCACGGCGGTTAAAATAAGTGGGGTCTTTTGACTTCTCAGAGGACTTAAACTTGATTACTTTCACACCTCGATCGTTCCGAGCCAAGAGTTGCACCACGAGATCGGCTACCGAGTTACCAATGGAGTCTGAGATAAAAACCTGGGCCTTATACTTTGTGATGAGGAGGATTGCTTCCGCGGCAAGCTGAGGGTCGGTGGAGGTCTGGATGAATTTACGCTCAACGATCTGGCCATTATTACAAACGTAGAAGACCGCCTCGTCTTCTCCCTCACCGGCCGGGTCCAGTGAGACGACTATTCTGTCAGGTGATAACATGGGCTCATTCTGGACCGACTTCTTTAAGTCCTGAAACTCGAATAAAATTCCTTCCTCACTTCCTTCATAGTTAATGTCCAGTTCTTGAGCGATCTCAACCTGATCATGGTTACGTCTCTTACATTCGTTTTGGTACCAGGCATCATCCTTGTCGGGATGGAGTCTCCAGTGGAGAGATTTAATGTCAATGATGCCGGAATGTCTTAATTTCGCGAACTGGTTATTGAAGCCGTGAGGTGTGGAAACAACTATCCGGCAGTTTGTGGAGTCGGCTGAGGCACGCCAAGCTGACGAATCACATTCCCAGAATGCGAACTCATCAAAGAAGATGGCGCGTCTCCTGCCGCCTCTTGAGAAATTATTGTTTGTGGCCTCGCCGGTTATCGTGGACTTCGTGGCGGGATTAAGAAGCCTCATGTAGTTTGAGTGACTCTTCCAATCAAAAGTGTCCGGCAGCATCCATTTGGGAAGGTTGTGGAGTAGGAATCTTACTTTCTCAAGGAGTGTATCCATATTTCCCATGACGTCGATATACTGTTCTTTGCGGCTTCCGACTAGAAAGTCCTGACCCTCTCCTCCAAATAACCAGTACCATGTGAATACCGCAAGCACACACCATGTCACTCCCATGTCGCGGGACTTATCAATTAAGATGTCCTTCTGGTCTCTAATGTGCTCCCAGATGGATGTGATGAGAGTGTCTTCATAGTCATAAGTGATGAACGGAATGACAGAAGGTGTGACACGAGGATTGTAGGTAACCGAATACTGATTCACCCAGTAGAGCACATCGTTCTTACACATCTGGATCTGGACTTTCCTCAGATCCCACTTCTTTTCCGCGGCCATAAGAAGGTTAAGCCGGTCCTTAGTGTTCTGGTACAGATCTTTCGAATAGAACTTCCCTCCGTAGGTCGTGTCAACGGCAGGTTCGGGTCGTTCCGGTTCGGGCGGCAGAGGAATGGGCACCGCGTGCTTAGGATGGGCCTGGTTCCATTCTTCCAGGTTTTTTAGATGCGCTGCTTCGGGGTCTAGTCTCTTACTAGAATGCGGCGCGATGTACAAGAGGGGTTTTGGTTCATCCGGCAATTTGATTCATCCAGCTTCTCGCCTAGTCCGACAATTTGTGCAGCTCATTCCCGGCAATTTGATTCATATCGTCCACATGCTCTGCACAGAAAAAAATATAAAAATTGGGAGGGAGTCTCACAAAATTATATAAAAATTGGGAGAGGCTCTATTCCAATTATCCCCCCGCCCTCATTTCAGGGGGGTGGGGTACCCCTTCCGGCCAAGAAATTTCTACCAGGTCCAGATATTCTATTAACATGGTAATGCTATAAGTATTGGTAACTTATGCTTAGTAGTACTAATACTTGATTAAGTCAATGTCCTATAATCCAGATTGTGTCAAGTATTCTACGAGAGCGTGTTAATGGACCAATTATTATTACGCGATACTCAGTTCAACAGTTAGATCAGACTAGCCCAACAATTTCCTAGTGAATTCCCACAATTGAGACTGGTTCTCAACGCCGGTGACTATAACTTGAGTGTTATTGATAACTGTTGATTGAGATTGATTATCATTTCCTTCTAATTCCATGCGTTGGGCATTCAATATTTCCACTAAATCATGCGATGTTCGAGGCGCAATCGTCTTTAATCCTCTCATTTCGCATTGTTTCATCCTTCTAAATCTTCTCACTTTCTCCATTTCTTGATCGATTGCTATCAACGCATGACTTGCTTTAATGATTTGTGAAACGCGTACTTCTGATATCCCGAATTCTATGGCTATGTCCTTCAAGCGCAAACCTTCCTTATACCGCTCGATCAAGGCTTTGTTGCGGTCTGAAGTACTGGTAAAGATCCTGGAAGAGCCGTTTAAAGGACGTTTAAAGACTTCTAAAGTGGGATCTAAAGCGTCTGTGACTGTGCTATTTACAGGTATTGAATCTCTCGAAAGGGGATTTTGGGACGGGACCTCAGAAGCCGGCGCGGATTCTATGTCCATGCTGGCAGTATATCAAATTGAGTTAAACGGTGGCAAGTGGGAAATGTTAGGTGATAGACAATTTTCACGTGCGTAGCAGATTTCTCTTGACAATGCGGAGTATGCGGAGTATGCTACACACTAGATTTAATAACAGGGGATCTAAAATGAAAAGTCAATGCAATGCTTGTAAGAAAGAGGCGAAATATCTTGTTGGAAAAGATAGGACGCCGCTATGCAAAATACACGCGGCAATGAGAAACAACGTGGACAATTCAAAGCAGTCTAAGCTTGGTGCAATATTGACGGAAGCATTAAAGAAGATGGTTTAGTGGAGTATGCTACACATAGGTTGGTAAATTGGTTCTTTGTAAGTAACGAGACGGCGAGCCGGACAGTCGATTGATTGTCATAAGAAAATAGGCGGTCTCATAATCGAAGTAAATCTGCGGAGGTATGAAATGGTATATCAGAGCGTTATTAAAACTGCAAAGGAAGCGATCATAGCGGCGGGTTTAAACTGGAAGATAGCAAAGCATGATGTACTTTATAGAATGCAAGATGACATCAGGCAATATGATGACGCGAAAGCAATCGTCAGGGAAGATAACGGGCAAGTGTTGGGTATTGTCGGCAATCGTTATGTTCCTATCCAAAATGAAGAGGTGTTCGGGTTCCTTGATTCATTCGTGGATAACGGCGAGGTTATCTATAAGTCAGCTAATTCCTATAAGCAAGGGCGCGTGATATCTGTTGATCTGTCATTGACTAGGGAAGATAAACATACAATCAGGGTTGGCGATGATATTGAAACGCTGATTAGGGTTGTTACTTCTCATGATGGATCAGAGAAACTATCGGCCAGGTTGGTTATGAACCGGCTGGTGTGTAAAAATGGGCTTGTCAGGCCGAATACCTGTTTTGCGTTTAACGTGAAGCACACGGAGAATGCAAAGATTGCCATAAATAACGGCAGGGAGCTGTTAGAAGTGGCAAGGATATTCGGGTCTGAAATGGCAGAAAATGCTCGTAAAATGGCCAACACGCTTATTACAAGTCAGGCAGCGAGGGCTTATGTTTTACGGGTGCTGAAAGTCGATGATCCGCAGAAGATAGAGACGAGAACAGAAAACAAGGCCGAGGATATTCTGGCGCTTGGTATTAGGGGGCGTGGGAATAATGGCCGGTCTCTATGGGATGTATACAATGGCGTAACAGAATATGCCGATCACCATATTTCAACACGTGGTGATAATGACCGCTTAACATCAAGTGTTTTGGGAGGCGGATTGCAGTTGAAGGAGAGAGCTTATAGCGTGGCGCAGGAGTTCGTACACGTTTAAGTTTCCTCCGCAGAGGAACCGGAGCGGGCAAGTGGAAGCCCTCCGGCGTAATGCACAAGCTAGGTTCCAAGTCCTAGTCAAACGGCAAGGGGTTGGCTGTGGGGATAAACAAGGGAGGCAATATGAAACCAATGACGGAAACACAGTGTTTGGACAAGGCAGTTCAACTGCTGGAAATGTTTATAAAGTGTGGTACATCGAACGAGGTATTGCCGATGAGGGAAGTCTCTAGAATTGCCCAAGAGTTCATAAACAAGGACTACTGCGAACAATAGGGGGGATAAAATGAGCGAGGTATTAGGCAGGAAGATCGTAGCACCGAAGAAATGCGCGCATTGCGAAGAGACAGAGCTTCATTATTCGGCACTTTGCAAAGACTGGTATCACGAATTGAAGGATGGTGGGAGGCATTGGCAGAAGGCTTAATCAGAGGCAAGGCCGGAAGGCCTCAAGGCAAGCATGGATTGTCTTGGGTGGCAAGGATGGGAAACAAGGAGGCACTATGAAACGAATGATGGTGAATGACACCAAGAGGCGGCTGTTTTGTGCTAGGCATGATTACGTGGACGAGAGCGGTT